AGTCACGAACGGAAATTCGACTGACTATGCAACAATTAAAAGAAAGATATTTGAAGCTGCTGAGTTATTTGATATTCAGAGTGTAGCTTTTGATAGGTGGAACTCTAATTCATTGGTGCAGCAGTTAATGGATGAAGGTATTGAGATGGACCCGTTTGGTCAAGGGTTTATTTCTATGACGAGCCCAATCAAGAATGCTGAGGTATTGATTAAGAAAAAGCTATTGCATCACGGCGGTCATTCGATGCTTCGCTGGATGGTCGGGAATGTAGTAGTCAAGCGAGATGACGCTGAGAACGTAAAATTCTCTAAAGCAAAAGCTGGAGATAAGATTGACGGTATTGTTGCAATGATTATGGCCCTGGGTGAAAAGATGACCGTGGAAAACTCAGATGTGAGCAAGGTGAGCACCTATGAATCTCAAGGTTTAAGGTTTTTATAAAGTGGCGCTTACTAACAGAAAACCTGTTAGTTTTCTTTTTCTTCTTCCTATATATAGGTAAAAAAGAAAAAAACAAAATGTATTTCACCTTATATTTATTTATGCTCGTGCGTCTATCGCCGCACTTGCATAGATAAATACCTATGGCAGGTGTAATGGTTAAAATTTTTTTATATATTAGTGAAACAACAACAAAACTTTTGATTATGAAAAAATTTGTAGTAGGAGACTATTTGTACTCCACAAGATTCGGATGGCAATATAAGATTGTCAGTTTACGCAACGGAGTAGCTGTGCTTCAGGATATGGTCCGTGAAAACGTAAGAGTAAGATTTACGGTCTTAGCGCTTCATAATAGAATAAAATTTGATAGCTTCGTGCACTCACCGCATCCGTTCTAGTATTTCTTGGTTTTGGTTTATCTTTAAAAACGTGTGTTTGCGGTGCAGCCTCCTCATTGATTTGAGGGGGCTTTTTTATTCTCGCTTAGCGATACTTATATTTGTTATGTAATTACAAAGTACACACTACTTTATGGCCGAGAATCAGAATTTATTTGGGCGAATCTTAGGAGCATTCCGCTCTTCGCCTAATAACCCCTCAACATCATTAGCGAATCCCGCTTCTTGGATGTTTGATGGGTCGGCATCAAAAACCGGTATTGCAATAACAGAAGATAGCGCTATGCGCTTGTCTGCTGTATTTGGTGCCGTTCGTGTTATCTCTGAGACTATCGCATCGCTTCCGTGGGAAGTAAAGCAAGATGCAGGCGATAATACCCGCAGTGCATCAGCGCACCCAATTAATAAGTTAATACATCACCCGAACGGGATGATGACAGACTTTAACTTTAGAGAAGTTTGTCAGGCGCACCTTTGTTTACACGGGAATGCATTTATTGCGATCCGCAGAAACGAAGCGGGCCAACCTGTTAAATTGATACCTGTACATCCTGACCGCGTTGAGGTTAAGGTCTACAAGGATGAAAAGTTTTATACTATCGATCAAGGCAAAGAAACCTTTGATGATACAGAGATGATTCACATTTTAGGATTGTCTTTTGATGGTATTATAGGCAAGAGCGTCATTGAATCAGCAAGAGAAAGCATAGGTCTCGGTTTGGCTGCTGACCAGTTTGGTGGCTCATTCTTTGGTAACGGTGCAAATGTAAGTGCAGTGCTTACACATCCCGGGAAATTGTCAGATGAAGCTTATAAGCGTTTGATGGCATCCTGGCAACGCCGTTATTCCGGTTTGGACAATTCACATAAAACCGCAATTTTGGAAGAAGGAATGAATCTCACCAAAGTGAGCATTTCACCTTCTGAATCACAATTCTTAGAAACACGTAAATTTGGTGTTGAAGACATTGCAAGGTTCTTCCGCATTCCTTTAGCTTACTTAGGTTCATTAGAGAACTCAAGCACAAGAGCAAACATTGAAGAACAAGGAATTCAGTTTCAAAGAAACACAATTCTACCCTGGGTGAAACGTTGGGAAGCAGAATTCAATCGTAAGCTCTTCCCTGGTCAAGAAGATTACTTTATACGCATGAACATGGACGGGCTCCTTAGAGGCGATATATCAAGCCGCTACAGCTCTTATGCAACAGCAAGACAATGGGGATGGATGAGTGTTAATGACATACGCAAATATGAAAGCCTTGATCCAATTGACGGAGGAGATGTTTATTTGCAGCCTTTAAATATGATTGAGGCCGGAACAGATAACACTACTGAGGATGCCGTATAACGATTACCCAAAAGCAGCAAGTAAGGCCGCGCAGCGTGCACTTGACCATAAAGAAAAAAATGGCACAAAGTGTGGTACGCCTGTAGGTTGGGCAAGAGCGAACCAGTTAGCTGGTCGAGAAACAATAAGTAAGGATACAGTAGTTCGTACTTATTCTTTTTTATCTCGATCAAAAACTTATGACCAAGGTAAGTTCACTGATAGTGACGGCAAAGACATTTGCGGCTCTATTATGTATGCAGCCTGGGGCGGGGATGCAATGCTAAGCTGGGCTAAAAGAACAGTTGAAAAAATGAAAGACGATAAGAGACATATAAAGTCAGTTGTTGAAACTGATGAAGAAATTGTCATCACATTCGGTAAGGGTGAGATGGAAGAAGCTGGCTATGATGAAGAGCGGGTATCATTTGATTTTGACGGCACGCTTAATACTGAAGAGGGTAGAGCATATCTTGAAGAGGAAAAAGCTAAAGACGCTGATTTATATATTATCAGTGCAAGAGATAAAGACGAATACTTACAAGGCTTCGCTATAGCAAATGGCATTAAGAAAGAAAATGTTTACGCTACTGGAAGCGATGAAAGCAAGATTGCTAAGATACAAGAGCTTAATATCTCAAGACATTACGACAACAACCTTGATGTAGTAAAAGCAGTGAGAGGCATTGCTGTTAACCATCGTGCTGAGCCTGACGCTTTAAATGTTGGTGACTTTGTACGTTGGAACACAAGCGGCGGAAATGCTTACGGCGTTATTATTAAAATAGAGCGCGATGGACAAATCGAGGCAGATAGTGGCTTTAAAGTCAATGGCACTGCTGATGACCCTGCAGCTCTCATCAGAATATACCGCTACTCTTCTGAAGAGGAAGCCTACATCGAACGCAAGCCAGCTCTTAATGTTGCGCACCGTTTCTCAACTTTAGATAAGTTTGATGCGGAAGTAAGAAACCATAAAGCCATCATTGAGAAGCGTGAGTTCCGTATGGAAAGTGCAGAATATGAAGGTCAAACTGTTCGAGGCTATGCAGCTGTTTACAACAGCGATAGTGAATGGATGGGTGGTTTTTATGAGCAAATTGCAAAAGGTGCCTTTGATGATGTTATGGATAATGATACGCGAGCCTATTGGAATCACGATGAAAGTTTGCTTTTAGGTCGGGTATCTTCAGGCACCTTGCGTATGTCAACAGATGACCGAGGACTTTACTACGAAGTTGACTTACCGAATACTTCATATGCAAATGATTTGGTTGAATTGATGAAGAGAGGTGATGTGAACCAAAGTTCATTCGCTTTCTTGATTGAGCGTGACCGCTGGGAAGAGCGTGATGGCAAGACTTATAGAATAATAGAAAAAGTATCAAGGCTTCTTGATGTTTCCCCGGTATCGCAACCTGCATATCCGGATGCAACGAGTGAGCTAATGATAAGAAAAGATACACCTGAATCAGAGGGTGCTGAAGTTGAGGTGAAAGCCGAGGTTGAAGAAATGTCTGATATTGAAATCTTTGAATATAAACTCAAACTTTTAAAACTCGATTAAGATGAAAAACATCGAATTAAGAGGACGTCGTGCGCAGCTCATCAAAGATGCTGATGCAATTGTAGCTGGTGCACACGCTGAAAATCGCTCAATGACGGGCGAAGAAAAAACAAAGTTTGAAGCTATCGAAGCAGATGCTCGTGGCCTCAAGCAAGAAATTGAAATCATCGAGCGTAACGCTGAGATGAAGAAAGAGATCGCTTCAATGGAAGGCGAAGCTCGTGCTGCTGCTCCTAAAGCAAACGCATCTGCTGCATTCTCTAAATACCTACGTCACGGCTTTGGTGCGTTGTCTGCTGAAGAGCGCTCAATGGTACAAAAGCGTGGTACTGCGACTCAAGTTGCTGGTACTGACAACTTAGGTGGTTACTTGGTACCTCAAGAGTTCAGCAATGAGCTTGATGTTGCTACTGCCTTTACTGGTGAAGTAGAGCGTTTAGCTAAGAAGTTGAACACTGCTTCAGGTGGCTTGTTGGATTACCCAACAATCAACGATACTGCAACTGATGCCAACCTAATCGGTGAGGCTTCTGCGGTAACGGTACAAGATATGACCTTCGGTAACAAGCAGCTTTCTGCTTACAACTACAGCTCATTGGTAAAAGTATCTCAGCAATTGTTGCAAGACTCTGCTTTCGACTTGAACGCGTTCTTGGTTGAAGCTATGGGTGAGCGTATCGCTCGTGCAACTAATGCTGCCTTCACTACTGGTACTGGTTCTTCTCAGCCTCAAGGTTTGGTAACTGGTTCAGCTTTAGGTAATACCGCAGCTGGAGCAACTGCAATTACTGCGGATGACCTGTTAGATCTTATTTATAGCGTAGATGCTTCTTATCGCAACAAGCCTGGCTTCGGTCTTATGGCTCACGATAACATCATCGCTGCTGTTCGTGCTTTAGGTTTAGGCGCTGCAAACGACTTCCCAATCTTCATTCCTTCAATGGAAGCTGGGCAGCCTGACCGTATCTTCGGTATTCCAGTTTATGTGAATAACGATATGCAGTCAAGCATCGCAACTGGTACTAAAACAATGATTGCTGCTGACTTCAGCAAGTTTGTTGTTCGTAATGCTGGTGGTGTTCAAATGCTACGCTTAAACGAGCGTTTTGCTGACGAACTCGAAGTAGGATTTGTGAGCTACAAGAGAAGTGACTCTGCTGTATTGGATAGCCGTGCAGTTAAGCACTTGATCCAAGCATAAGGATGAAAGTAGTCTTTAAAAAGACTATTGCTGGCAATGGGTTCCGCTTCCGCAAAGGTGCGGAGGTGGAACTCCCCAGCGATAGAGCAATGGAGTTTTTGAACGCTGGGTTCTGTGATGCAGTTGCAGAGCCACCTAAAAAGCGTGCAAAAAAGACCGTGTCAAAACCAAAAAGTAAAGAGAAAAGGTAATGGCCTATTCAGTAGTAACACCAGCGGCAAGCGAGCCGATTACATTAACGGAGGCGAAGAACTTCTTGCGTGTTGATGGTAGTGATGATGATGCACTCATAGGCGCGCTCATTTCTGCTGCGCGTGAGATGTGTGAGCAGTATACTCGCCGCATCTTGGTTACTACTACCATTGATGAGTATTTTGATGGCTTCCCGAACTACAAGAATGCGGTAAGCAAAGACATCATCTACCTATCAAGAGGCCCAGTGCAATCAATCACGAGCCTTAAGTATGTTGATGAGATTGGTTCAGAAGAAACAGTCGCGTCCTCATACTATATTTCTGATACTATAAGTGAACCAGCGAGAATAGCTTCTACTGCTGGATGGTTTGCAACAAACGGAATTATCAATCAAGTCATTGCCCGCTATGTAGTAGGCACCGCTGTTGATAGTATACCTACGCCATTAAAGCAAGGTATGCTTTTGATTATTAGCGACTTATATGATAAGAGAGATGACCGAGTGAGAAAATTACCGACAGCATCGGAGTACCTATTTAACCCATTCCGTATCTTTACATTCTAATGATAGACCAAGCTGGACAACTGGATCGTAGAATCACTATTCAAACCTTTAGTGAAACTACAGATAACTTTGGGCAAGAAGTGAAAAGCTTCTCTACCCTTGCTTCAGTATGGGCTAACGTGGTTGAGAAAGTAGGGCGTGAGGGTGAAGATGGTGAGATGATAGCAGCTACTAAAAAGGTTGAGTTTGTTATTCGCTATCGCACTGATGTTAATGAAGAAATGCGTATATCATACAACAGCAATACATATAAGATTCAAGCGATACAATCTGCAGATGCCCGCAAGGCATTCCTTAAGATTGTGTGCTTATGGTCTGACGCGCATTAATGGAAAATGTAAAGGTAAGTGTTGAAGGTGTAGAGCAAACAATGCGTAAGCTTAAAAAGCTTGACGATAGGATTAGAAAGAAAATCTTGAAAAAAGTGGCGAGAGAATCTTTAAAGCCTATGGTTGCTTCTTATAAAGCTAATATCCGAAATGCTGATGAGGTATTTAAGGTATATAGAAACGGCAAGATATACGTTGAGATACAGCCAGGACAATTAAAAAGAAGTGTAGGCGTTAAGTTCCCACGCAAGTTAAATACTCGTGGCAATTTTGGTGCTAGTGTAGGACCTAGGAGAAGTGGTACATTTAAAGAAAAGGATAAAGGCGGATGGTACGCGGGGATGCTTAACTTTGGATGGCTTCAAGTAGGTAAAGGAACAGATTACGCCGGAGACAATAGAGGCTTTGCGCAAAAAGCAATGGCAACTGGTAAAAGTAGAGTGCGATTTAAGTTTGTGCGGACCTTTAAAGTTAAGGTGGAGCAAGAAATAAAAAAGCTCAAGTTTGGGCAAAGAGCAGGTTTGCGATGATTGGTAAAGTAATAAAGTACAAGTTCGATAACACTAGCAGTTTAAACAACGTGTTTGCTGGTCGTGTTTATCCTTTGGTTGGAGCGCAAACAAGTGCCCGACCTTTTTGCGTTTACGATACTTCTAGCATCCGCCCTGAAGGATCGAAAGATGCAGACAGCCATATTGATAGTGTCAATGTTGAGCTCACGCTTGTAGGAGATAATTACGGTACGTTGCAAACTGCCGTTGAAAATATACGTACAACATTTGTGCGAATGAAGGAAACAATTGAGGGCGTAAATGTTCAATCGTGTGGCTTTGATACTTTAAGTGAAGTGTTTAATGTTGACGAGGAAACTTTTGCGGTATCGGTTGATTTAGTGTTTAGAATAGTCAAATCATAAAATTAAAAAAAGATGGCAGCAAGTACATCAGTAATGAATAGCACCGACGTAGTAATAATGGTTGCTAGTGAAATCGTCGGTAAAATGACAAGCGCTTCCTTAAGCGTTACAATGGCAACTCGTGATATTTCCACGAAAGACAGCGCAGGCTGGATGGAAGTATTAGAAGGCCAAAAATCTTGGACTCTATCCGGCGAGGGCTTGGTAGTGTACAACAATACCGGAAAGGCAACGCCTGACGATATTTACACGCTTTTAAGCAACCGCACGGCGGTAGCTATTGAGTTTGGTTCAGAAACAACTGACGAGAAATACTACAGCGGTAGTGGTTTCTTTACTGAGTTCTCAACCGATGCGGGAGTAGAAGATAACGCAACGTTCTCTTTCTCATTCCAAGGAACTGGCACCTTGACTCAAGGTACTCAATCATAATATCAGTAGGGGGGCTTAGGCCTCCCTATTTTAACATCACACACAACAATGGAAACAAACTTGATAAAAGTAGGCGAAAAGACATACCCTGTAAAGTACGGGTTCAATGCATTAAGATTGTTTTGCAATGCCAGCGGCATTGGATTGCAAGAGCTTGAAAAGATAGGAGAAAACATAAGTATAGACCACGCCATCAATTTGGTATGGGCGGGAATGAAAGACGGTGCACGAGCAGAGAAGCAAGCCTTCGATCTTGACACTGATGACATTGCCGACTTGCTTGATGAGGATATGAGTATCATTCAGCAGTGTATGGAATTGTTTGTTGCCTCCTTTGTGAAGCCAGGAGCTGAAGAAAAAAAGTAAACACCCAAGCCTCGGAATCCCTTGATTGGGATGCACTGGAAGCGGTAGGTTTGGGTGAGATGGGAATGAGTGTTGAGGAGTTCTACAATATGACTCCGCGACAATTCCAAAACAAAAGAGAGGGCTTCCAAAACCGCATTCAGTATGAGACTGAATTGGTATGGGAAACCACGAGGTGGCAAGCAGCGGTAAACATTGCACCACATACAAAGAAAAGATTAGGCCCCAAAGACTTGGCTGTATTCCCTTGGGATAGCAAGAAGCGAGTACATAAGGCTGCAACATACGAAGAGGTGCAAGAGGCAATTAAAAAGGTGTTTGGTAAGTGAGCAGTACAGATATAGATTTTAAGATTGGCGCGGACTTAAAGCAGTTCCGCGGTGCAATGGGCAACATCGACCACAGCTTAAAGAAGTTGAGCGGTGGTTTTGGTGCTTTAGGTGGAGTGATTGGCGCTTCCTTTGCTGTTGATATTATCCAGCAGTTTGTCTCGGAATCGGTAGAGCTTGCATCTAAGATGGAAGGCGTCCAGGCGGCTTTTAATCGACTCAATGACCCTAACCTACTTGACAACCTTAGAAAAGCCACAGCGGGCACCGTTGATGACTTAAAGCTGATGCAGACAGCTGTGAAAGCCGAGAACTTCCGTATCCCTATGGATACACTTGCAAAGGGTTTGGAGTTTGCACAGCGTAGAGCACAAGCCACGGGTGAGAGCGTTGACTATATGGTTGACTCTTTCGTTACTGGTTTGGGTAGGGAATCGGTTAAGATTCTTGATAACCTTGGTATTTCTACCATTGAATTGAACGCAAAAACCAAAGAGCTTGGCTCTATGGCGGAGGCTGTTGGTCAGATAATGGATGAGGAGTTTGAGAAGGTTGGCGAGCGTGTCACTACCACCTCAATGAAGATAGACAAGCAGCGTGCTTCAATCACCAACCTAAAGACTGAAGTAGGTGAGAAGCTTTTGCCGATATACTCGAGGTTTCTTAATGGTACAATCAAAGGTCTTGACAACATCAACTTTATTCTTGATGACCAAGAGAAAGGCTACAAGCGATTATTTGTTGCTGTTAAATCTTATTTTGAGATAACAAGAGCGGGGTATCGTATGGTGATGAATCCAGCAAAGCTATTTGCGAGTTTACTGGGAAACACTAAGGAAGAGGTTGAGGAGTTAAACACTGAATTTGACAATGGCTTGCCGAGCGTTACCGCTTGGGCTGATAAGTTTTCTGATATGCAAACGCAGTCTCAGGAGAGTGCTAAAAAGCAAATGGAAGCCATTGACCAATACAAGAAAAAACTTGACGAGCTTTCACCTAAACTCCAAAGGATAGCTTATGAGATAGACAAAGCATTCAACCCAGGTGAGGATACCAGCGAAAAACTCGCACACAATTTAGGATTCGCTGAGGTTAATATGGAGCTTGAAGAGCTTGAAGAAACTACCGAAGAGTTTGGTAGTACTTCTAAGAAGACTTTTGATGAAATGGTTGAAGGCTTCTTCAACTTTGAACAAGCTACTGAAGAAGCAGCGGATACCTTTGACCATAGCTTCAGAAATATGATTGATAAGTTCCAAACATTCAAGAACGAGTTCTTAATGATTGGAGATATGTTAAGAACATCATTTGAGGCTGCATTCGTTCCTTTGGATCAATTAGAAGAAGGGGAAACGAGGATTATGCGTTTTAGAGAAGTGTTTGTTCAACAACTTCGTCAAATGGCAGCGCAACTACTTGCGACCGCGGCCACTGCTGCTATACTTGCTGCAATACTAACGGTCGCATTTGGTGGAACCAATATGGCTGGCAAGGCGATGTTCAGCAAGGCTGGGATGGGCTTTGGTGATTTGTTTAGTGGTATGTTCGGTCAAATGGGTGGAGGCTTTGGATTTAACGGAGGCGGCTTTGGTGGCGGAGAAGGTGGTATGAATATCATCGGAATGCTTAGAGGTAGTGACTTCATATTGATGCAAGAGCGTGCTGGAAGGAATAGAAATAGACTAAGCGGAATCGGAGGCTAATGGCAAACCCAAAAGTTATACGGAGAATTTAGAAGCGACCATGGAAACTTCTACTTGATAGAGATATGGGATGAGGACTATACGGGCAATGATCCTGATAGGTTCAACGTCACTGGTGGCGGCTTTGAGCTGAACTACTCGGGGCAAACGGACAACATCTACAGCCCTGTCATTGGCTCAAGTGTTTCCTTTGGTATGTACATCAAGGATGCCTGCAACAAGAGCCTTTGAGACTGACTTTAAGAACTACCAAGAGAACCGCTACTACGTTAAGATTTGGAAGGGCCAATACGATGGCCAAGATTCTGATAAGTGGTACAACACCTCAAAGGTATCGGATGATGGCTTAGTGATGAACTTCTCACCTGATGAGGAGGAGCTTGTTTATCTTGACTTCTTTTGGGGTGGCTACATCTTACAAGACATTGTTAAAATAGAAGATGCTGCGGAGCCTTACGTTTTGCAGATAGAAGCAAACGATGGTATTGCCAAGCTCAAGAATGTAGAGGCGCAAGAGGGGCTAAGAACGATTAAGAGCTTATTCTCGAGCGCAATCTTTAATGCGTACAGCTTTAACATTTTACCAACCGAGTGGCCCGCACTAAAAATGATTAGCAACTGGTGGAGTGAGCAGCATACTTATGATGCGGATGTAAACCCATTAGAGACTACCTCGGTTGATGTTAATGTATTCCACAATTTTAGTGCCGATGGCAGTGTAAACCTTGCTTCTTATTACGATGTGCTCGTAGGGGTGTGTAGGATATTCGGACTGCGCTTTTATTTTTCAAATGGTAGCTACCGAGCAGAGCAGATATTCCAGCGCGATGGTAGCTCTTTAAAAGAGTTCAGCTATAGAAGAGACGGCAACCTTATAGGGTTTGAAAGTGTAACGAGAGATAAGACACTTGACCAAACAAGCAACAAGGCGCGCCTTGCTGGTAATATCTTCAACTTCCTTGCCCGCAGTTAATGAAGTGCAAATTCGAACATCAGAAAATGGATTGGATTATGCAGGTGTTGTATCTACGCACAACTCAAGCCCTCTCATTGATTTAGGATACACACCTGGCACAAACGTCAACAACTTCCTTGAGATAACCTTTACTTATAAGGTAACGCTGACCGCAAATGTAACGGACAACCCGCAGTTTTTGTGGTATATGTTTGATGTTGATGTCATCCAAGATGATGGCACGACGGTCTACTATTTAGAGCGTGACCACAACAAGCTGACACCAATAAGCCAAACGTGGACAACAACGCAAGCAGATGGCGGATATCAAGTGCTCGCGGGTAGGTTTGTTGAGCGCAGTGATTTTGGATTCCAACGTGCCTCGGGCACCGTTACTATAGTAACGCCGTACTTGCAAACTGATGGCGATATCACCGTGCAGTTCAATAGCAATAAGTTCATCAAAGCGGATGGCACTACAAAAGTGATAAACGCTGGAAACAGCGCAACGTGGAAAACTGAGGTTGTATCCATACAAAAATCAGTAGGAACTAACGGCTTTGATATTCGCTCTACAACAACGCAAGCGGATAATGATAGCGGAATCATTTACGATCTTGGTACTACTAAAATCTTTGACGGCCCCGGAACGGAAGGGAGTTTGTATAAAAGAAATTCCTTAACATCGCGCACACTTACAACGGGGTGGCGTGAGGGCAATAGCGGAAGCTATAACACGGCGCAGCGACTTGTTGCCAATGAGTTCCTTTCTTTAATGAACACACCCGTGCAAAAGTACGAGGGTAGTATTTTCAGCAGTCACAACTTTATGACTCGCTTAATTTTTGAGGGGAAGAATTGGTTGCAGCTTGGCGGTAGATTTATTGCCAACTCTGATGAATGGGACGGTGAATGGTTTGCAATATCCAAAGAGGCCATTACAATAACGGATACCGATACAGGTGTCCCCGCTGATCCAGTATTCAGTATTGGCGGAAACAACGGCACGGGAGAGATAAACATTGCAGCTTTAGATGTCAATGATTTCACTGCTAATGATGCAAGTGTAGATAACAATGTAACGGTAGGTAATGACCTTGATGTTACAGGAGACACTGATGTTACAGGCGCATTAGATGTCACAGGCAATTCAACATTGTCGGCCACATCGGTTGGTGAGTTCACAACAACGGGGCGCGTGAATGTCACATTGAATGAAGTGACGGGCAACCCCGGCGGTTCGGAAACATTATCAGCGTCCAACAATTTCAACTTCATTGATTTCGCAACTGGTGAAAACGGAACGTACACATTGAATTTGCCAGCATCCGAACCGGGATTGATTATGCGATTCAAAACGGATGACACCATCAGCAATTCAAAAGACATTTCATTGACACCGCAATCGGGTGAACGCATTGATGGTGAGGCATCGTATACAATGGATCGACCATATGACGGAATCACATTGATGGGCTGGGCCGAGTGGCGATTGGTTCGTGATTCAGAAAAAGAGAAAATAAAAAGCCGCAAGGCGATACTTATATTTACAAAACATATAAAGACGAAGATGAATGAAACAATCTCAATTCTACTACCTCCTACGGAGAGGGTTGTTCAGCGCGGGTTCGGCAATTATCAAAAATGGACTGGTTATGTTTAACAAGTTCACGACCTGCTGGCCTAAATTTCCCAGCCCAAGGCTCGGCCGAATTCAACGGGACGAGTGATTTTATACAAGTAAAAGATGACGGCAAAGGTTCGGCGTTTGATACGCAAGAATTTACTATTGGCGCGTGGTTTTATCTTGACGCATTAGGAGCTGAAAATGTTATTTGGTCTTATGACTTTACCAGTCACGCAAACCCTTATTATTCTCAACATTTAAGAATTACAAGTGGTGGCAACATCATTTTTAGTTGGAACAACGGAAGTTCGTTTGACCAAATATCTTCTCCGTCTGCAATCAGTGCTTCAAGGTGGTATTATGTAAGCGCAAGTTTTGTGAGTGGTTCTCAAAAATTATATTTAGACGGAAGTTTAATAGTGAGTAAATCTGCAAACGCGACAATTACATATTACAATCAAGAGGTTTGGATTAGCCGTTCAAATTTTGGCGGTTATATAAACGGCAACCTCGCCAACGTCGCGATATGGAACCGCGCTTTAACAAGCGATGAGATTAATTCCGTGATGTGGAAAAGCTACGAAGGTTTAACCGGTGCGGAATCAAACGGGTCTACAAGCGTGGTATTCTTTAGATGACATCACAAGCCCGGCGGCATCGCTCGCCAATATGGAGCAACTCGCAACGGATAAAGACGCAACAATCGAAAACAAGGCGGCCATCACGGCGGCCATAAATGCACTAAGCTAATGGCACTAATTGACAAAGCGAGCCTACTTTTTGTGCCTTCAGTAGTGGCAGAAGGTAAGGCGTTTAATATACTACCAAGCGGAAACCGCGCACCGGATAGCACCGACCAAAATAGTGGTTATGACCAAACCCGTGCCGACTTTGATTTTGACCGCGGGAGCAACACGGCGGCGACTAGAATTGGAAGCGATGGTTTGATAAAAAAATATCGGGAGAACAAATTTATACAATCGAATAATTTTTCTACTGGATGGACATTAAGCGCGGCAAGTGTAACCGGAAACCAATCGGATAAAGACGGCGGAACGAACGCTTGGCTTTTAACTGATTCAGCAACAACGGCAGAACATTTGATAAGACAAACCCCATCTTTTGGTGGGCTTGTAACTATATCGGTTTACGCAAAATCAAACACAAACAATTGGCTTTGGTTAAGAGGCGTGAAAATCAGCCGCAAATGTTAGGTCGTGGTTTAATTTGGAAAACGGAACAAAGGGCACAACGGCGGGCAGTCTTATTGATTATAAAATAGAATCAATTGGCACCGAAGGGCTGGTATCGTTGTTCAATGACATTACAACACGATTCTGCTTTTGAATACTATATTGGAGTAACTAATGCCGACGGAGTCGCTGGTTATGCTGGAGACGGCAACGGCTCAATATACATCCAAAACGCACAACTGGAAAGCGGTTTGGTCAGTACGGACTACCTCGAATCTACAAGCGTAACCGGCAAGGCGGGCGTACTCGTCGATTTGCCGCGGATCAATTTCGACGCTAATGGGGAAAACGGGTCGCTTCTTTTGGAGCCGAGTAGGGCGAACCTATTGCGACATTCGGAATACTTTTCCTTTTGGGTAAACAATGGCGCATCGATTACGACTAATTCAACAACAAGCCCGGAGGGGGTGCAAAACGCATCAACAATAACTGGTGTTAGTGGCAACAATAGAATATACCTTTTAGAAACTACAACAAGCGGCACAACATACACACTTTCCTTTTATGCTAAAAAGGGAACAAGTAGCACTATTGGTTTAGATTTTATAAATGTATCGAGCGGAACAACATTTAATTTTGATACGAAATCTTGGGGAACGAATGCCGCTTGGGATTTGTTTGATTATGAGGAATTGGATAATGGATGGTTTAGATTGTACGGCGTTATAGATTCAAACACCACAAGTGCTGGCATAGGTATTTATGTGGAATCGGGAGAAACCGCTTACGTATTCGGCGCACAATTGGAAGCCGGCTCCTATCCGAGTTCGTACATTCCCACGATGGGAACCACGGAAACCCGCGCGGCGGATTCTTGTTTAGGTGCGGGTGATTCAAGTTTATTTAATGTAAATGGCGGTGTTCTTTTTGGTGAATTTTCTGCGTTTTATGACGATGGAACATTTAGACAAATGGGGATATCTGGTTCGACTGGAAACGAAGTGAATTTAAGTTTTGATTCAACATCAAATCGAATTGGTGGCATTGTAAGGTCGGGCGGTACTTATTATGTTTTATCGCACGTTGTTAGTGATACGACAATAAACACCAAAGTGGCATTAAAATATAAAGTAAACGACCTCGCCCTTTATGTTGATGGGGTGGAAGTGGATTCTTTAAGTAGTGCGGCTATGCCAACATCTTTAAACGAATTCAACTTTGCAATTGGGACAACCAATTCAAATGTTTTCTACGGCAACGTCAAACAAGTGGCAGTATTTAACGAGGCTTTGAGTGATTCCGAATTGGCAACCCTTACAACTTTATAAAGCTATGAAGTACACATTTAGAAAATACGAGTTTACCGACGCGGCGAGCGCACAAAGCGCAATCGACGCGCTCGGTGTTGATGACGACGGCAACGCAACCCACCGCCATACAATCGCAATGCTGGGGCATATCGTAACCACGGCGGCAACATACGACGACGACGGCGAAGAGTTAACCCCGGCGGTACTGGCGGACAATTATTCCGTCGACGTGCTTTGGCGTGATGGGATCGCAGACGGTTGGGCAAGCCATATCGTTTGGCCCGATCCAGTGGGAGTGCATAGCTTTGGCAATAGCGAGGCAAACGCGGAATACACCGCGACATTGTACGCACTATTTCCCGACCGCGTGCCGGTTATTGATAACGATTTAAACGACTAAAAAAATGGGCGTAACTACAACAAACAATAAGCCGTTCAACCCCCGCGGCAATGACCAAAGCCCGAAGGGGTACAACCGCGCCGCGCTTTATTCGGGGAAGGCCTTGGATTTTGACGGGGTTAATGATTATGTGCAATGCGACAACCTTGACACATTGTATTCAAGCGATTTTACTATATCTTACTTTTTTAAGTGGGAATCTACTGGCGATAATTGGGGGGTAACGCAAGGGCAAAACGGAACAAATCAATCAATCATAACTGGTAAACAAAATTCGGGGGTTATTCGCTTTGCATTTTGGGGAAATGATTTAGATGCTCCAGCAAGTTTAACGCCAGCACAAAACGAATGGTCTTTTTTGTCGTTTACATATAACCGAACAACAAAAGAACGCAAAATTTATATAAACGGAATTTTAGCGGCTGAAGATGTAAGCGCATCAAACCCAAACCCAACCGCAAGCACCTTTCAAATAAGTGCTTTCACTACCATTGGTGGTTATTACAATAACCAAGTTTCTAATGTGCGAGTATTCAACACCGCCCTTAACCGCCGCACAAGTGGCCGACCTATACAACAACCCGGAGAAGGTCGTTCCTACTGGAGTAGATAACACCGCTTTAAAGTTATGGCTTCCAATGATGGAAGGCGCGGGAACGACGGCGTACGATGGGAGCGGCAACGGAAACCACGGGACTATTTCGGGGGCCACATACGTCAACGGAATCGGCGCACCCGTAGCGCAGTCGGCGGTGATTGATTGGAATAAGGCCGAGAACCGATTCTCAAATAGTGAAAACTTTGACGGCTCAAGTGGATGGGTTTTTACCAATGTAACAAGAGTCAGCGAGAACAACGAAGACCCAAGAGGCACAAATACTGCCGTTGAAATTTCTTGGGCCGCAAATACACCTTCCACATATTTCTATAGAGGCGTAGACGCAACTAATTCGCCATCTACTATTTATTTAAAAGTTTGGGCAAAAAGCGCAACGGGAACAAATCAAAACTTTAGGTTATTTGCCAATAATGTTTCTCATTTTTCAAACGATTTTGTAGCAACTAATGAATGGCAACAATTTGAATTTAGTTACGCTTATAGTAATACTTTTTGGGGCGTGTTACCATCAAGCGCAAATGATGCGGCAAATATTCTTGTAGCATTCCCACACACCGCCGCTGACGATAGTCCTTATTTAACTACGCTAACAACGGCGCAACCTAACAAAGTATTACTCCCTCAAGGCTTAACAACGGGCCGCGATATTACGGGCGTTAATCTATTTGAAAACGTGCGGAAACAAGGCGCGCTAAATCTTGACGAGAATAGTAGAGCAAGCGTACACGAAAACGCATCTATTGATATAAGCGATTGTTCTTTAGAAGCGTGGGTGTGTCTATTACCATCTTCAAGTTCGGGATGGAAAACAATTTTTTCAAAGGTTAGCCAAGCGAATTTGCAAATTTATCTTGATGGTAATGATAAACTTGGACATTATAATTCTACAAGCGCTGGTGGTGTTCTTTATAATACTGCCTTTAACGAAAATGAATGGAATCATTTTATTTGTGTTGAAGATGGCTCGGATGTTCGCACTTATGTTAATGGCGTATTGCAATCAACAAAAACCATATCATTGCAAATGGACTCGGACGGCGACTTTTCCATAGGTTCAAAGCCGAATATTTTAGCAGACGAGATAGCGGCCCAAATCGCCCAACCGCGCATCTACAACCGCGCTCTAACGGCCGAGGAGGTGCAGAGAAACTACAACGCGGGAAAAAACACATATACAAATTAAAAAAGAATCAAAATGAGGGGAAACGTTTACATCTCAATTCCAGCGGCGGACAATGCAAATGCATTGCCGTCATCAATCACACGATACGATTGGAATACCTACACCTACGATGATGAAGGTGCGGTTGATACAACCACATTAGTGCATCCAACGTGGGAACAATACGGCGAAAAGTACAAAGCGGATTTCGGTGCGGCCGTATCGGTTAGCGTCAACGATGTGGAATTCATCGTTTATGAGATCACTGCAAGCTGGAAAGATTCAGAAGTATCTGCACTTCTTGCTTTAGGTAAAGGCAAAGCTGCACCAAAGTATACGGTGATGACAGCAGAGGAAGCCAGGGCGTTTATTGCGGACAACGCTGATGCACAACTCTAATGCTACTGAGCGACAACTTAAGCCTTGCCGAAGCGACGTCCTCTGCGACTGCTTTACGAAGAGGGATTGCCAACAAGCCAACGGTCACGCACCTTATCAATCTAAAGGAAGTGGCAAACAATATCTTTCAGCCTTGCCGAGAACACTTTGGCAAGCCTTTAAGAGTTACCTCTGGTTATCGATCCGAGGCGTTGAATAAAGCAATAGGCGGGTCAAGTAAATCGCAACACTCAAAAGGTGAGGCTTTAGATATGCAAAGCACAAAGGGCTACACCAACAAGGAGCTCTTTATGTATATCAAAGACCACTTAGAATTTGACCAACTCATTGGTGAGTTCCCCGATAATGTTGGGGAGTACGCTTGGGTGCATTGCTCTTATAAGAAAGAGGGCAATAGAGGTGAGGTTCTTATTGCCTACAAGGATGACAACAACAAAACAAAGTATGCAAAATGGTAGACTTTAAACTTATAAAAAGGAACATCTCAACGGTGTTGAGCTTTGCAGATAGCGAGTTCTTAGAGCTTCTGATTGCTGTATTGCACACTTTCCTACTACCCGCAGCAGTATGGGCAGAGATAGGCTTTAAATGGCACATCATCTTTGTTGCTATAGCTGGGGGATTGTTTCAGTTCTATAGCGTAGGGATGCGCGATTTACGTTGCAGATACTACAGCACGGTGATAGCTACCTTAGTGGCGTTCCTCACCGTTGAACAATACATTATGACTGGGCTTTTGTGGGAAGCTCCCTCTCGGTTCGGTTGGCTTATAATCGCTATCGCAGCAGTCATCAATCAAATACGAGTAACAAAACAATGGAGAGCAAAGAACTAATCATAGCCTTGGTCACGATCTTAGGGAGCGGTGCGGCATTTAAGTTTTATGAAATAGTCATTAAGACTAAAAAGGATGCGGCACGCGAATTGCGACAGGAAGAGCGTGCTGAAAACCCCGAAACAATGTTCCGCGATGACCTCCTTAAACGTGTCAATGAAATGAGTGCAGCACTTGATGCGGCGCAGCTTAAAATCTTAAGCCTTACGCAAAAGGTAGCAGAGCTTGAAACCGAGAACCGCTACTTACACCGTGAGATTGATATACTAAAAAGAAAATAAGATGTTTAATAGAATCACTGAAAACACAAAAACCTCTATTGCTGGGGGAGTTATCTTTATAACTGGCATCGCTCTTATCATTATGGATAAAGCTACACTCACTGAGTTTGGCGCTTTCCTTGGTGTAGCGTTCGCTTTATTATTTAGTAAAGACCCTAAAACAAGCAAGTAAATGGATGATTGGGAAGACAGCTTCAACAGCTTTATTGAGGAATTAGAAAACCAGGAGCAACCACAATGCTCTATAGAAAACCCTGAGGAATGCGACTCTTGTGGAAGTTAGGGGTCGTCGTTATAGCATTGATGCTGACAAGCTGTGGTGCATCGTGGCACCTAAAGCGTGCGATTGCAAAAAACCCAGCGCTTGCTCGGGACACGGTTCTAAGGATCGACACGACAATAATAAAGGAAAGCGTTGAGCTTAGAGACACCATACTTATTAAAGAGGTCGATACCATTAGGGTAGTAAAAAATGGAGTGGTTGTTGATATTAGACGGAGCTTTGACACTATTGAGGTTGATGTGGAATGTCCGCCGGATACGATTCGGATACTTAAAGAGGTACCGATGGTTCAGATTGTACCGGAAAAGAAAGAGCGCAATTTAGCCCTTGGCGGAGTTATAGGTTTTATCTTAGCGCTTGTACTTATCCGTGTCGCTGGTCGATTAATAAAATAGAATACATTCGGCAGCTTAGCTGTTGTTTTGTTGTTGTGTGAGGAGGGAGTTTGCTTTTGCAGGCTCCCTTTTCTAGTCTCATATATGAAACGGATTGTACCTTTACGAACAAAAAACCTGTTAGTTTTCTTTTTCTTCTTCCTATATATATAAGAAAGAATAAAAATAAAAGATTATTTGTCTTCGTATTTATTTCTATATATGGGGTTAGCACCCCCTATATATAAATAGATACTCACCCAGGAGACAAACGATATTTGAGCCTACTTGATGAGGCAACTATATTTTTTTTACGTTAGCCGTCGTTCGTATTGATTTTTGTATTAATTTAGTTGTAACCAAAAAGAAATACATTATGGACACATTCAACAAGTACGTCTTTCTAGACGACCTCAAAGAAACGATTGAGCAAGAGTTTGCAACTGAAACGCCTGAAGACGGTGTCACTGATATTATACACCGTGAGGTTGATAATGCAGTCATCTACTATTCTCAGTGCTACCAAATTATTGCTGAGTGCGGCGTTACTGATTTTGAGAACCACGATATTTTCGGTACGCCTACAAATATTCAGCAGCTTGCTTACATAGCACTTTTCGATTTCGTTAACGATAACCTTTAAGAACATGACACCTACACTATTTGAAAGAAATCTCAGAAGAGCAAAACAAGATCTTGCTGACTTCATTTCTGAAAACCCGCACATTGAAATAAATACCTTTGCAGACTTGCACGATTATTTTGATGCTAATGTTTACGTTGAAGTTTTCTTAACTGAAAACGGTATGAACTATGACGAAGCTAATAAAACTATTGAGCTTCTTGAAAATTTTATAAAAGAAGAAGCATGAAAAAGTACAACACTGCAGAGAACATAGGCTACACGGTTGTGGCCTATGCATTACTAGGGTTCGTAGCCTTATCGTCAATGCTAATTTATAAAGGCCTTCTTTGGGTCTTTGGTATTAACTTTTAAAATAGTTGCATGAGCATACTACTGAAAGCGCACAACATCGCTCACGATCGAAGTGAGGAAAAAGAAAGGCAATACGGTCCTTTCGATGAATCAATGACTAAGGCCGCGCGTGTCGCATCTGAATTATGTAATAAGCAGATAACACCAGAAGATTTTTATAAGTGCATGGTGGCTCTTAAAATAAGCCGTATGGCCTACAATATGAAAGAGGATACTATGCTTGATGCAGTTGCTTACATCTCAGCACTTGACGAATACAATAAAAAGCACGGCAATGAATAAGTTTGAAGACAACTATAAGAGCCTCCTGCAATCCGTAATTCACGGAGGTGAGCAGTTGCCTACGCGCAACGGAAATACAATGGCTCAAATAAATATGAGCCTGCGTGCAAATCGTTACGACCCGCCTATTATAACAGGTAAAAAAGTATTCTACGATAAGGCACTAGCTGAGTGGGTTTGGATGCTTGAGGGCCGCACTGATATTGAGTTCTTACACGAGCACAATATAAAATGGTGGGACGACTATGCAGAAGATGGGCACGTAGCAAAAAGCTATGGTTACCAGCTTCGCAGCAATCCTGACCAAATAGAATACGTGTTAAGTGAATTACGCAAGCCTTATACATCTCGGCGCGCTAGAATCAGCCTATGGCAGCCGCGAGATTTAGAAGACCAAAAAATACCTTGCTGCTATACTGAGTTTGATTTTATTAAACGAGGTGGTGCATTGCAAATGGTTATGACCTTTAGAAGCTCTGACCTGTTCCTTGGATTTCCTTACGATGCACTCGTAGGATATTTACTTCTTAAGTACATCGCTGACCAGTTAGGTCTTGAAGTATTCAATATCATTTACCACTTTATAAATGTGCACGTTTACAATGAGCACAGAGATGCAGTGCTTGAATATGTAGAAGGCGAGCACTACAACAGCAGCCTTATTATTAATGATGCCGCTGCAGTAGGCGGTGTAGAAATCAAGATGGACGGTCAAGGTCCTTATATCAAAGCAAAATTAATTTTATGAAACTATCAAATGAGTTTAGCCCTATCAGAACTTGGGCTCGTGAAAAAGGCATTTATGAAAAGGGTGACCTTAAAACGCAAACCATCAAATTCTATGAAGAAGCTGGTGAGCTTGCTAAAGCAGTGCTTAATGAAGACACTGAAGAAATTATAGACGCCATAGGCGATAGCATTGTTGTTTTAACAAGCGTAGCTTATTTCGCAGGCGTTAATGTTGAGGAGTGTATCAATGAAGCCTACAGCGTTATTGCTAAGCGTAAAGGCAAGATGCAGAACGGCACATTCATAAAAGACTAAGCATAACGTTGTAAATGCCCCACAACGTTATAATTATTAAAGGGGCAGCACATAACAATAAAGATATGGCAAATTTAGATTTTGCAAAAGGCGTTTCAGTTGTATTAACTGGAACAGCAAACTGGGCTCGACTTACAGAAGCGAGTGGAACAGATCAGATGAGTGAGAAGTACCAAGTTGACTTAACACTAGACGCTGCAAGTATTAAAACGATTGAGGGAATGCGTGTTCTTGAGCACGTCACACAAGCGAAATACGAGCAGCCAACGGTACGACTTAAAACAAAAAACCTTATCAAGGTATGGGACAAGTCAAAAACTTTGTACACTGGTCTTATAGGCAACGGCTCAACTCTTCGAGTACGTGCTACGATTAAAGCGTATGAGATGGGCGGCAAGAAAGGTCTGACGGTTTATATTAATGAAGCTTTAGTTCTTGCTTTAGAATCTTATGAGAGCGCACCAGATGCAGCTTTATTTGAAGGCATTGATGTATCACAGGAAATGCCGTTGGGTGCAGCAGAGGTACCTACAAATAAGCCTGATGTAGCAACAGCAGCCGAAGCATTCGAAACTACAAACGACGACCTACCATTTTAATATGCACCAGCACGAGATACTAAAAGCAGTGCATGAAAACTTTGGAATCGACACGTCCCTACGCTCAAGGCGTAGGGACATCGTTGATGCTCGAATGGCAATCATGGTTGCCTTGAGACCAATATATTCAATGCAGCAGATTGGGAATATATTTAAATTTAAGAGGCGCGTTGAGGGTACGATAGTTTTTCAGCCTATGAGCCATTGCACGGTGATTCACGCCATAAAACAACACAAGTGGCGGTACCATCCTGACCCTGCAAAAAGAATGGTAGCCTATAGATTTTATGGTGATGTCTATGATTTTGCAGCTGCATATTTGAAGACTGAAAACTTTAGGCCAATGACTCAGATTGATATGCGTACCGCTATTGATCAGGAGATACACCTAAGGAATGAAGCGGAAAAAAAAGGCAAAGGCTTTAGAGGGTAATATGAAGACCTTAGAGAAAGAAGCGAATAGAGCAATCAAAAAGCTTAAGACACAAATAAGCAAGGTAACCTCTGAGCGCGACCATTACAAGACGGCCTTCACTCAAATGTATAAGGAGAAAAAAGCAAGAGATGAAAAAGCTATTTAGAAAGGTGGCGCATAAGCGCTACATTGAAAAGTACATCACTGAGCTACGCTGGGAAACACTAAACACGGTGATAACAGCAAGCAGAACGCAGTGGAATGATGATGTTGTGAAGCTGTTGGATAACAACGCGCAGCTCATCCGTAAATACGAAAGGAGAAGAAGATGGGTGAAGTTTTAAATAAGTACAATCTATTCAGAGAGGCCGTTAAACTTGTGGCGCTGCTACAGGCATCTCTTGAGCAGATGGATGAGTTAAAGGGCACCAAGTTCTACAAGCAGAAGGTGAAGAGTTTAATGAGTCAGCTTGAGAGAGAGTTGGAGAAGCACCTGGTCAACCCATTAAACGCTTTGGATCAACAAGACCCTGAACTACTAACCAAGATTCAGTACAATGTAGAGCTTGTTCTTGGTATGGACTTAGAAGAGCTTGCAATGCTCCGCCAAGAGATTGATGAATATAGAGATACTAAAAAAGATGAGTAAAGAAAGCCACGAAGCATTCGATAAAATGATGGGGTATGCAATGGGCACCGTCAATGAATTGGTAGAGAAAGCCAAGGAGATAAACCGCAACAGCATCATTGCACTAAACAACCGCGACCTTAAGGAGAACGGAATAGAACAAGACTGATGAAGATACTAGAACTACAGCAACGCAGTAAGGAATGGTTTCGAGGCACGCCTCGGAGTGATTACTGGATCGAGAGCAAAGAGCGTGTTCTCTAAAAACAACCTCCCCTTTATTGATGAGCTTATCGCAGAGCGCCTCACAGGTATTATCCCCGAGGGGTTTACTTCTGATGCAATGCGCCACGGCATCCTCTATGAGCCTGAAGCCATTAGAGTATATGAAGAGACAACAGGCAGAATAGTTGATGAGATAGGCTTCTGCGTGCATAAGGACTACCCATTTATTGCGGTATCTCCTGATGGCCTTATTAATATAGACGGCAAGTACAAAGGTGCCGTTGAAATTAAGTGCCCCAGCAGTAAGAAGCATATTGAATATATGCGCATCGGTAGGGTGCCAAACGAGTACAAATACCAAGTACTGCACTACTTTGTTGTGAATGAGGACCTAGAGTGGTTAGATTTTGTATCTTATGACCCCCGCCTTAAGAGCTGCAAGTTACACGTTCACCGTGTATTGCGCGATGATATGATGCACGAGATAAGCGCAGCCCTTGATGCCTATGTTACTTTTTATGATAAATTAAAGAAGCACGAAGATGGCATACTCGGAGAATGATTTAAAAGCCCTGTGCTGGGAAGAGGCTAAGGTCTACTTTAATGCAATGGACCGCAGCCACATCTCAAGAATGATTGAACACGCCGTAAGAAAACAATATGCAGATACCGAAGAATCTTAAAGAACTCAGTGCCCTGGCCACGCAGCTCAAGGCAGAGAAGCACCCCTGATGTACCGCCCTTTTGCTTTAGTTAAGAAGCGCTTTAAGGACACTACAGCTAATGAACTCACAAAAACTATCATTTGGGATATGTACCACGTCCGAGAGGGTGTAGCCTACCGCATTAACAATGGTGCGGTCTATGATAAGAAGCGAGGCGTTTATCGCGCGGGAGTACAAAAGAAAGGCGTGCCTGATATCATTGGCATTATCAATGGCCGATTCATAGGTATAGAGGTGAAGATTGGTAAAGACCGCCAAAGCGCTGACCAAAAACTTATAGAGAAAGAAATCAATGCCGCCGGCGGTGTGTACTTTATTGCGAAATCATACGATGACTACCTAAGCAAAATCAATGAATTCACACATAACTGATGGGGCAATATCTGAACTGCAAGTAGCTGCTCTATTATTAGAGCACGGCTGGGCTGTGGCTTTCCCCTTTACACATCAAAACCCGTTTGATCTTATTATCTATAAAGATGCAAAGGTAAGGACGGTGCAAGTGAAAAGCGGAACATTCGCCGACAACCAGCACACGGTCATAAAAGCTGATTTCAACTACTACGCTGAGGTCGACTACATTATACTGCACGATAGGGTACAGCATCAGTTTTACATCTTCAGCAAGGGAGAGCTGAACAACCGCCGCACCATAACAATGAACCCTAAGAGACACACACAACAGCTCAACAACTGGAAACGAATTAAATGAACACAACAACAATAGCTAAGAAATACCTTGCCCATGGCTTTAGTCCTATCCCTCTTATTGATGGGGAGAAGCGCCCTAGTATTAGAAACTGGCAGCAATATGGAGATGAGCCAATGGGACTTAAAGAAGCTGAGAGCCTCTTTCAAAATACAAATAGCATAGGTCTCGTGATGGGATTCGATGGTATTCAATGCCTTGATATCGATGCTAAGCACTTTAGAGGTGAAGAATACGAGGTCTTTTGTAATAGACTTGAAGAAGAAGCGCCTGGTCTTAAGGATAAGATGATTATACAAACTACTCGAGGCGGTGGCTTTCATTGGATATTTAAATGCGATGAGATTGAAGGCAACCAGAAATTTGCTCGTAATATAGATGGTGAGGTAACCTTTGAAACGAGAGGCCGAGGTGGCCAAATCGTTACCTATCCGAGCAAAGGGTATAAGATACTCGGGAAGATAACTAACGTCAAGCGAATCAGCCCCGTGGAGCGTGATGTTATCTTCCGGGTAGCTCGTACAATGGATGAGATGCAGAAGGAAGTAGGTTGTTGAAAGCAAGCGCATCGGTGACATTCAAACGCAAGACCAAACGCCGTGGGGTGAGTTTAGAGCAACACACACGGCTTTAGATATAATTCAAAGGTATGGATGGTCTATTGTAGGAGAAAGCAGTAAATACATATACTTATTGCGTCCTGGTTCAACAGATAGCAAAACAAGTGGTGTGATATTTAAAGACACTGAGCTGTTTTGGCCTTGGACAACAAGCAGTGAATTCGAAGCTGAAATGCCTTATGACGGCTTCCAGTGTTATACCTTACTTGAACACGGTGGTAGTTTTGATCAAAGTATTGCAGATATAAGAGAACAAGGCTATGGCAAGCGCTATGAGCTTAATACTACGAATGACTTTAATATAGACTTAGAAGATGATGAAGTACAAGAAGAAATGGCGGCACTTATTCAACGCCTTCGTGTTGACTCAACTGTTAAGGTCTCCCAACCTCCTAAGGCTATTGAGATGGTTTTCGGTCAAAACACGTACATCTTTGGCTCCCTCGGTAATTTTAGCTTGGTTCAAGGTAAGGCTAAGAGCCGCAAGAGCTACTTCCTCAGTACAATCGCTGCTGCCGCAGTATCAAATGAAATGGTATGTGACCACTTCAGAGGCTACATTGACGGCCGTAAAGTATTCTATATTGACACAGAGCAAGGCAATTTCCATGCAGCCAAGGCTAAGCGCCGCGTGCAAGAAATGGCATCACTACAGCCTGAACAGAACTACGAAAATTTCGAGTACCTTAAGTTCAGAGCTGTGGACACAAACGCACAGCGCCTAGCAGCTATTGACTACTTATTTAAGACCGAACCTGATATAGGGTTTATGATTATTGACGGCATTGCTGATATAGCATCTAAGGGCGTTAACGATGAAGAGGAAGCCACTATGATTGCCTCTAAGCTCCTTAAATGGACTGCAGAATACAATTGCCACATCACTGTTGTACTGCACGAGAACAAGCACGACAGGAACGCTAAAGGGCATCTCGGGGCTTATTTGGTACAGAAGGCAGAAACAACACTCAGTGCTAAGAAGAGCGAACACAATAAAGACATCACTGAGATTGTACCTGAGTACACTAGGAATATAGAACCACCAAGCCTGGAGATGACGATAGGAGGCTTTGACCTTGTGCAGTTCTCTGAACTTGAAGAGGACGAGTTCTACAACAAGACCAGAGTATGGACAGACGAAGACCAGCAACGCATTGCCGCCAAGATATTAGGTAAGAGTAAAGGAGATGCTGCAGGCCTTCATACGTGACACTGAGGACTGCAAAAAGAAAGATGCTGAGAAAGTATTAGCACTCATGGAAGATGCGAGCGTGATACACTGGGAAGGTAAACGACCTAAGATTGCAGCGCTAGGCCCTAACGATAATGAACCGCAAATAGAGTTATGATAGATTTGAAACTAAGAAACCAGATAGCACAGCTTATTGTTGATATGTCTGTAGGTGAGAAGAAGCCGGTGCGTAAGCAAGAGATGGTGCCGCTTATTGAAGAGGTAAACAACACCGCTATCATAAACCACGCCGTGCGATTTGTAAAAAACAATGAAGGAATTGTTTTGTATATTAAGAAATACAGAGAAACCGCTATAGAGAAAAGAATAAGCAATGGATCGTAAATGTAGTAAATGCAGTAAAACAAAGCCTATTGAAGACTTTACTAAGCTCGCGAGAGGCAAGGAAGGCAGACGCTCACAATGTAAAGCCTGCGATAAGGATTACAGGGTTAAGCATAAAAAGCCTGTGATGCCTCGCGACGGTGAAGCCTTTAAGCTTGACACTGATACAGTACACAACCATTTCTATATACACTTTGGATTCACTGAGTACCGCTACAACCCAACCGAATGGAGCCAGCGCGCTAAGTACATCATAGATAAGACAATCACAACAACAACTAAAAACAATAAGCTATGAGATTTCCCGACAGCTACCTTGATGATGGCAACCCGTGGACTACGGACACAGAATACTGCGCACAGTGCGGTACATCAACAGACAACTATGCTTTAATTGATTCGGAGCCTATATGTCAAACGTGTGAGCTTTATGCCTAGCAAGCCAACACGTAAGCAAAGACCTTGGCTTCAAGGCAGCCACAAGAGTAGTAAGGCCCGTGTGGCACGCAATAAGATATATGGTACAGCGCAATGGCGTAAGCTTAGGCTTATACATATAAGGCAACAACCTTTGTGTGTTGAGTGTAATGCGCCGGGTCAAGTCGTTGACCACATCACACCTATTCGTATGGGTGGTGAACCATTTGATATGGCAAACCTACAGACGATGTGCCACAAATGCCATAACATTAAGAGTGGGAAGGAGGCACACCTATGAAGTTTGATTGGGAACAATACAATAAGTGGGATGCTTGGGGCAAGGATATTATAATTGACTGGCTGAGTAGCAAAGGACATACGATGGTACACAACCCAGATAAATACGGTATAGACCTGTATAGTGATTATAAAGGCAAACTATATCTATGGGAAGTAGAGGTCAGTACAAGGCACGTGTGGACGTGTGAGGATGACTACAAGTCTGAGGCTGTTAGCTTTCTCGGCCGCAAAAAGAAATGGGCTGAGTGGCCTTTCTATTATTGTATCATTTGCAGTGCAACAGAATCTATTGTATTGTGTAGCTCATCAGTAATATATAAGCCTGAATACAAGCAAGAGCGCTATGTGGTTAGCCGTGATTGTGTAGATGTGTTCTACCATGTACCTAAAGAATTGTGCAGATGGGAGAGGTAAATGATAAAATGTGGTCAATAATAATTGCGCAAATAAGTGCAGTGAAGGATAAAATGTGGTCAATAATTAAGCAGCTGTTTGCAGTGCTATTAACTTATGTGCAGCAAGTAAAACATACCTTAACTGCTTGTAAATCAGCATATAGGGAGGGGGGTGTCAAATGTAATGGCTTAACGCACAGGCATCACCGCTCAAACTTTTTTCACACGGCGTCAATTTTGAAAGATAAAAAGTGACTGATACTCAACAACTTAAAAAGGATAAAAAACGAACATAATGCCAGGAAGAAAACCAAAGCCCACGGCAATGCTAAAGGCTTCAGATACATTCAGAAAAGACAGACACGAAGAACGCCTTGAAGTGCAAGGTCGGCCTGAGCTGCCTACTTATCAAAGTGCAGAAGAAACATTTGATTGGCTAGTCAAGCACCTTGATGATTTAGGTGTAGTAGCTGAGCTTGATGCTATAGCATTGCAAATGATGTCGGACGCTTGGGAAGATTATTGTGCAGCGCGTGCAGTTATTAAAAGGCTAGGCCCAACCTATGCAACTACAACACCGCAAGGTGATGAGATGCACAGACCTAGGCCAGAGCTAGCGATGATGAATGGCTCTTGGGACAGATTAAAAAAGATGTTGCCGGAGTTTGGGCTTAACCGCAGCGGCGAGGGCAAAGCTATCAACACCAGAGAGGATAGAGAGTTTAGAGGATTTATTAGGTAAAGAATAATGTACGACAGCAACAAAGCAGATAGGGTCATTAGATTCATAGAGAGAGTATGTACACACGTTAAGGGTGACTTAGCGAGCAAACCTTTCTTACTTGAAGAATGGCAAATTGAATACATACGGCAATTGTTTGGTACGGTCAATGAAGACGGCACCCGGCAATACAGAACCTCATTTGTATTTATACCGCGGAAAAACGGAAAGAGCAACTTGCTTGCTGCAATTGGTTTGGCTTTACTATTTGTAGAGAAAGAGCCCTGGTGCAGAGATATATGTTTGTGCATCTTCTCGAGACCAAGCAAATGCCATCTTTGATGTGTGTAAGCAGATGATACGGAACCAGCCTCTTTTGGAGAAGGGTTGCAAGGTGTACCGCAACTCAATTGTGCTTAACGGCACCAACTCATTCCTTAAAGCTGTGGCAGCAGATGCTGGAGTTTTGCATGGTAGTAATGCGAGTGCGGTACTTTATGATGAAGTCCATACCGCTAAGTCTCGTGAGTTGTGGGACGTAATGGCAACATCAATGGGTGCTAGGTCGCAGCCTTTAATGTTTGGCATTTCAACTGCTGGCATGTTTGATCCAAATAGTGTGTGCTATGAGCTTTATGATTACAGTAAGAAAGTACGCAGCGGTATAATTGAAGACCATACCTTTTTGCCTTTAGTATATGAAGCTTCGCTTGATGATGATATACACGAGGAAGAAACTTGGCGCAAGGCAAATCCTAATTACGATATCAGTATTAAGCCCGAGTATTTTAAAAAGATGAGCCAGGAAGCTAAGAGTTTGCCATCGACTGAGATTGCTTTTAGGCAATTACATTTGAATCAGTGGGTAAATAGTTTAAGCGGGTGGATTCCAGACGATGAATGGATGCAGAGTTCTGGGAGTATAGATTTAGAGGAGTTAAAAGGAAGGCCTTGTTATGGTGGTTTAGATTTAGCAGCTGTTGAGGATGTTACTTCTTTTTGTCTTGTATTTCCTTGGGACGACGAAAGTATTAAGGTGCTTCCTTATCTTTTTGTTAGTGAAGCGGCTGTAGAACGCCGCAGGAAGCAAACAGGCGGCTCCTATGACAGCTTTGTATCTAAGGGTGAGTTGAT